AAGTAGTTCGAGGGGAATACGAGGATGTCACCCTTGACCGGTGTGTACTCGATGTCGAGGTATTCGAACCTCACCAATCCCCCAGTGAAGTTGGTGCCATCCAACTCCTTCTCGGTCTCAACGTGATCGTTGAGAAAGGCCAGAGTGGACACGACGGTGCGTGTGGCTATTTGATCGGTGGGATGGGGAGAGCCGTAGTCGTAATCCGTGCTTTGGTCAGAGTGCATCCCCAAAAATCCTGGGGGGTTGTACACCAGGATGTGTCCCTTGATCCTCCACCAGATACATTTGCCGGCCAGCGGAAACTTGTGGAGGTAGTGCCACAAACACTCGTCTCTGGCATCCTCGAGTTTCCCTAGGGCTTCTCTTGCCTCCGGACGTGTGTCTTGGTGTACATGGGCGCAGTGTCGAGGCATGAGCCACATCGACTCGGTGGGAAAGAAGTATCCATTCCGATTGATAAACCCTTCTTCACCGCTGATTGGATCCGTTCCCGGGGTGTACATTTCAGCCGTTTCTTTGTCGGCTGACTCGTCCGCAAAGTCGCGAACAAAATCCCAATCAAGATCTACGGCATCCCTGTATAGGATTACTCCAGGGCCGAGTACTTCAGCGTCCAATTTCATGCTCATTCATCTTTAGCATGAGGTTCAAGAAATCACGGATTTCTTCAATAATTTCTTTGCGCTCTTCGTTTGTTTTGAGATGGTTGAAACAACCGAACACTGTGTCGATGGCAAACTGCACTAGGAAGTCGTTGGGCGGATCCTCATCAAAGTGTGCGTAGTCCATGAACGCAAGATTTTCCCAGCGATAAGGCCGGACCTTGTGACTTGGATAGTTCATGAAGTCTGGATAATGCCAAGCATGTCCGGCATGACGTAAATCTCTGCGGGCTAACAACATTCCTTGGATCTGTTCCCAGGCTTGGAGAAAGAACGGATCCGTTTCTGATTTATACGCTCTGGCAATATCACCGTTTTTGGTGAATAAGAATATTTGGCCGATCGGATCTATTCCAGGATTCCAGTACTTTGCATATTTGGAAACCAGCATGTGATCAGGGTCGTAGGGCACTTGGACTACATGGAAATCTGGGTCATCGATTTCGCTGCATGCCTTCATGACCTCATCAGGCATGGGGGAATAAGCGTCTTTGGTAATGGCAAATAGGGTTACGGAATTGACAAGGTGCTTGTATTCCGGAAGGGCATAAATTCCTTTTGTAAGAACTAAAGGAATGTGATCCGGATTCCCAATTGCGTTCGCCCAATCGTCCATGTTCGGAGCATTTGCTGAGTCATCAAATTCAGCCGTCGCTGTTGGACGTTCACCCTTGGGCGGGTTCCCGGGAGAAGTCGGTTTCTGGACAACCCATGCTGAAGGATCATAATACGGCTTGTCTAGCCCCACTTCGTAGCGGGTAAAGACCCTTTCCCCAAATTCGAATTCAGGGCTGAAGGCATGGATGAGATTTCGATTATCCCAAATAAAGAGATCCCCCACATCCCAAGACCACCTGAATCGAAGGTCCTCACGTCGGAGTTCATCTAGCATCCACTCCTTGATCTCTTGCCATCTTGGATGTGCGCCCCCGAGGTACTTCGATGTGTTCCACCTGGTGTCGCCGCTCCAGAGCCCTTGCCGAACTTCGTAGGGCCGGAGCGGCCCTTCGAGGCTTTCATCTGTTCCACCCACAGGAACACACTCTGTCGGATTAAACCAGAACGCGACCTTACCGGTAACAGGATGGGTTCTCAAGGCTGGGGTCGTCACTGATTTTCCGTAGTGGGCGGAAGCCAGTTCGTCTTCTCCGTGATTTACTTCTGAGTCTGCTCCCAACGAATGAACCACTTCGAGATCCTCTAAATATTCCTTCATGTGTTCAGGCATAATTTCATAGAGGTATTCCAAACTGGCGACCACTGTGTCATCGTTGCGAACGGTCTCTGTTCGTACATCCATACGCATACTCTGAAGAGCGGGCACATGCTCCAAAAACGGATTATCTAGATGCCAATTGCTCCTAATAAAATCTTCCGAAGTTTCGAAGTCGTTCAACGGATGTGTAGCCACCATCCAAGAATGATCAACATTGATGATGTTCCCCGGCGACGGCGGGTCATCGTCATCACCCCTGTAAATGGAATTGACTATTTCTACTTGCTCTTCAACCGTGGGATGCAAGAACTTGAAACCAATAGCGTGATGTTTGATTAATAGGTCAGCATAAAAATCAGAGTCATCAAGCACTTCTTGTGGAGTTACCCCTTGAATCCTCAAACCCAATCGACCGAGATGCAGTCCGGACGCTACTCCGGTACCACTGGGTGAGTCGTTACCATCGCCACGCTCGCGTGGTCGATCTGCCTCTTCCATTGACACACCGTGACGAGTTTGTTCAGACATCAGTTCTCCCAGGTCGGAACATCGAGGACCGGGTGGCCTTTAAACTTTGGTCCAACCCGTTCACTCTCTGACCCCAAGAGCAGCCCAGTTCGGATACCGCCTGTCCATGTCCATGGATTCTCAACCATATTCTTTGCTTTGGCGTCTCCATAGATCTCACGTTGCTCCATCAGATCCGTGTTGTCCCACTGGTTTTGTACGTTGAATCTAACCTCTGGCAGGAAATCATCCTTCACAAAAGTAAACCACATGTACGGCATTCCCTTGAGAAATGTGATCGGAGTATTGAGTTCGGTGATCTTCCAATTCATGGCGAAAGGATCTGGCCACCAGCCTGGAATAATGGCCGTAAGGGGAACCGCGCCATCCAGGAAATAGTTAGGTGAACCAGAGATCATGGTGCTGTAACCCTCCGGGGGATTGAAAACCCAGTCAACAGCCAGCGAGATGATTCCAACGATTGACGGCATTGCGATGTCGCGCTCGTAAGCGTGTTCTGTCTCCATCTCTCCTAGAACCAGATGTTCTGCTTCAGTCTGTACTGGTTCTATCCAACCTTCGGGTGGGCCGTGATCCCAGCGACGCTCCTGAACGGGCTCAGGTGACCACTTGGCTTTCAGGGGCTCTTCGGGAACGCAGGTATGCCCTTTCTGAATGTGAGTGTGCGGGATAGTTTGACCGTCAACTACCCTGGGAACATCAAGAGGGCCATCCAGAACGACAGTAACATCTTGCTGTAAGAGAACTTCCCACCCGTGTGTATTTGCAGAAGATAGCGGCAGACACTTGTAGGCGTGCTTCTTGTAACTCTCGTCCATCCAATCACGCCGAGGACGAGACTGTCGGATCTCGGGAGGATTCTGATGGTTCCGTATCAGGTTTACTTCCATGAATTCAGGGTGTTGAACCTCAAGCGGCAGAGGCAGATTGGATTTGTCCGTCATGCTCTAATCCTCCCGGTTCGTAGCCGGTCTGAAGCGCCGCGTGTGGTTGACCTTGGTCTTGATGGTTCCGGTCGTTGTAGTCATACATCGTGACCGCCGAATACTTCGGCTTGTCTCCAATTATCGGTAGCGACTGGTGGACGTAAGGATAGTTTGAGGGGAAGACCATCAGGTCGCCGGCTTCCGGGGTGAACTTGATGTCCATGTAAGGGATTACCAGTTCGCCGCCCTCGTAGCCGTCGTTGAGCCATGCAATGGTGGACGTAGTGGCGCAGTACGAGAACCCGTGATCGGGGTGCAATGAAAAATGTTGACCTTCGTAATATCGGACGAAGTTGGTTGCCTCTTCGAACTCCAGGGTGAGGTTGTACCTCTTCGCGTAGTCGCCGTGAACGCACTCCCTGACGGGCTCGATGAATTCCTTGTAGACGGCTGCCAGGTCTTCGAAACCTGTGGCAGTCACAGGCAAGGCCATTTCTCCGATCTTGAAATCACTACAATCTCGATAATCGAGCATTTCCTCAAGATCTCCGACGGTGGCCTTCCTCCAGCGAAAGAACTCGTGCTCGCTGTCGGCGAGGATGTTTTCTAAACGCTCGACTAACCCTTCCGGGTCGGGCCACACTTCCTTGTAGAGCATGATGGCCATGAAAGGGTTGCCGCAGTACCCGGCGATCTTCATTCAACGTCTCCTAAGTCTGTAATCGTAGTAAACGCTGGGCTGGTCCAGCGCACTCCTGATGTTATCGGCTTGACACCATGGAGGTAGTGAACGTCGCCCGGGTGAGCCACGGCCATCCCTGGTTCAATCTCCAGTTCTATGCCGTGGTCCGGATAGTAGAACTGGCCGCCCTCGAAGTCGTCATTCCAGTAGATGATCGAATTGATGTCATAACTGGGAAACGGGTTGGGTGTCCCATCATTGAGTTGCTTGTCTGAATGGGGTTCCTGAAGGCAGCCGGGTAGCCAGCGCACTATGCATGGTGGCCTCATCCAGACCTTGTAACCGAACTTGTCCTGAATGGCGTGCTTGACGAGCACGTTGTACTTGTCGACGAGATCATGCAATTCGAGGTAATGGTCACACAGAATTTTCGTATTGACTACCCGGTCCCACCAGTACGAGGCGTCGTAAATACACACGCCCTCATCGTTGAACATGTCCGGGTGGGGGTTGTACCAGCGTTCGATGGTGGGCAGGAGGCTCTGAACGGTTTTGAGATCCTCTGGACTGACGAGATTCTTAATAATGATGATGTTGTCTGCGGAATCCCCAAAGTGTCCAGGTTCAATCAGGGACTTCTCTAGGTCGAGACCCGGCATCTCGTCCATGGACGCAGCCTAACACCCGCCTACGTTACGCCTTGGCCAACCTTGAACTTGTCCCCGTATTCCTTATGAGCATCAACGGCTGCCTGGGTGGGTGGCCCGTAACAACTGGCATATCCCGCTCGGCCGACACTCTCGCCGTACACCGGGTGATCTCCAGGTTCCGGGGGCTCACGATCTGCGTCTTCGCCAACAAGCATGCTGTCGATATCCGCACTCAGAATGTCAAGAGATTCTTCGATCCCGCGTTCCTGCATGGCGTTCGGGTAAATGGCCTGTCCATCTACATCGATATAATGTGCCTTAGCCACCTCTGGACGAATCTGGCCATCCTCGCCAAACCATTCAGGATCATCCCAATCGGGTTCCTTTACCCCCTGATCCCTCTCCCACCAAGGGAAGTACCGTCCGTCCGTATTCCGTTCTCCGAGAAGAAATCCGTTGGCGTACCGCCTAATCGTTTTTCCATCTCGACTAATAAGGAACTTTTCAAAGTTTCCCTGAAGTCCGGCAAATCCCGGCTTGCTCATGTCGACTTCTTGCGGTTCCGCAGACCAAGGACTTGCTTCATTGTGGTGGGGCAAGTTGTTCTCATCTCGCGGAAGATCAGCACACCCCACTAGGTGTTGCCAAAATGGATGCATCTCCTGCTCGTACTGTGCCCCAGGTCGCCATTCCGGGTCGTAGACGTGCTTGTCGAATCTTCCGTTGACACATTCGGAGAACTCGAACGCAACGTCGTAGTTCTCACGAGCGTACTTTTCGGAAACTCGACCAGCGTTCAATTCTCGATAAGACTCGTCAGTGTTTTCATTCTGAGCAAACGCGTCTAGACCGTCGTTGAACTCGCCGTATCCGTGACAGGTGAAGTCGTCTACGACGATGGCTTTCATTTGGAAATCAGGTTGGTCCTTGTAGCGGTCGTCTAACGCCTTTAGTGCCACAAGTTGTGGATAGTTGCCACACCCTCCGGCGATATTGAAGACAAGAGTGACCTTGCCAATACAGTCGGCCAGAATATCGGAATTGGTTCCGTCCGCCGAAGCAATTTCGAACTCATACGCCGATGTCACTTTATGTTCGGCTTTGCTGCCGGTCGCGTCCATGCTCATACGTTACCCCTTAAACCCGGGTGGGAAATGTGGTGGGAAATGTGGTGGGAAGTGGGGCGGGAAGTGGGGTGGGAAGAAGGGCGGGAAGAACGGGGGGAAGAAGGGTGGGAAGAAGGGTGGGAAGAATGGCGGGAAGAACGGGGGGAAGAACGGGG